ACCACTTCTTAAACTTCTTTTGACTAAGAAACTTCTTAAAGTCTGGGAATTCATTTACAAAGTCTTCAAATATTTTACCCTTATAAAGCCTTCGTTTAATTTAATGTTTCCTTCTTTGGTCCATTCAAAAAACTCGTGAGCAGTTTCAACAATAAACTTTCTGGTTAAAAGGTTTCCAAACTCATTATTAACTAAACCATTCTTTAAATAGTACTGCAAGCAATTAACCATATAAGCATCAAACCTCGCCCATTCTTCATCAACCCAATCATCAAATAATAAATGCCCGAAATGGTCTAAAGGTGTATTGTTTGAATTAAAATAGCTACTCATTTCAACCTCAAACTTTCTGCGCTCAAATGAACCACCGACACCTCCTACCGTGTAGTTAGTAGTAATTAATATTTTAGGACTTTTTTGGATTGGTAACTTAATTGCATCCTGACCTTTGTACTCAATGGTTATCCCCTCAGTAATTAAACTAAATAATGATTCAAATGTAAAGTTCTTTTTAACGTCATCAAATACCAGTACTTGACAATCGGTGCTAACTGTCTGATATGGGAAAGTTTTTGTAAACTCAAAGGATTTACCATCAATCATGCTAACCTTTTTCATCTTAGAGATGGCATTCCAAAACACACCCTTGCCGCTTCCGCCATTAGGATTCTCGCTTATTGTTTCATCATTGAAAATAATAGCCTTGTTATTTGCTGAGGTCTTAAAGGTGTGCAATAGATAACCAATAACTGATTTAAAAGTATTATATCTATCTCTATTCTTACCGCTAATTAACCAGATGAACTCTCTGAATATTGCCTCGTGATGGTCGGTGTCTGTGTAGGTTCTATTAATAATTTGATTCTTCCAAACGTATCCATCTAAATTTAGATAGTCTATCTTTTCAGTCTTATTATCGGTAATCTTTAGGGCTAAGTTTTCATAATAAATAAAGCACTCTGTTTGAGTATCCTCTTTCATTTTAATATCAGCCGACTTTAGAAAGGATAAATAGTTTGGTGTAAAAAATTGCGGGTTGCCTGCTATGTAATCGTATGGCTTAATCCCTATTTTATCATTGGCAAGCAGGTATTCTAAAACAAAATCCTTTATTCTTTTCTCATTTGTTTCCTCAATAAAATTACCTTGTCTTTTTATGAATGTATAAGTATTACCGCCTGCAGGATAATACTTCATGAAGTTCTCTTGCTCTAACCACTTCTTAAATTTAAGAGGGCTTAAAGAAATTTTACCCTTATCTGATACATTCCAAAAGTCATCCACCTCCATCGATTCCTTAACCCTCTCAATCGTTTCTATTTCATGTGGATTAGATGCTCTTTCTAGGTTAGTCTTAATTTGTTCAATTCGTTTGCCACTTAATATTTGTTTTTGAATATGTGACTTGGTGTTGCTATCTTCAAAAAACTTTGTGCTAAAGGTATTTTTACCACGCTTGTAGGCACTATTGACTAGGTCTTGTATCTCATTGCCATTAAAGTCTTTTTCAGCAAATTTAAGCAGGTGATTAGATGCAGTTATTTGACTAATGCCAAAATCATTTAAACTCATAGCAAACTTAAAAAGATTACTATTCCTTTCTCCATTTGCCATACTATACTTTTTATTGAACCAAGTAGTTAGCCTATCAATAATTTGTGATTCAGATTTTAAAGGAACTACCACATCACTATAAGTAGAACCAATCTCGGTGTATTCTTCGACTTCAATAGTATCGTATTCAATCGCCTCTGGATTATAATATAGTTCAGGGTCATAACTTTCGTAACAAAACCTGCTTATATCCTTTGTCGACTTATCAAAATAAGGGCTGTCAATCTCAGCCATAAAAGCATTAAAGTAACCTTTAAAGTTTTCGGCATCCTTTGGTATCTTAACTAATGCTTTTAATCCGCTACCAGATGGTGAAATGAATACAGAAAAGATATAAGGTAAATTTATTAATCGCTGCTTAATTTCATTTAATATTTCCATATCTGGGAACTTATCAAAATCAACAATCATCAAACCGCTAGGTTCTAAAATATTTTTATTTGCTCTATGGCTAAAAGTTCCATTGAAACAAACGCCAGGCAACTGCTTCTTATATTTATCTTCTTTTGTTAATCTAAACTTTTCTACAAGTTCTTTGGAGTTACCTTCGATAATTCGCTGTAAGCAAATTTCTACTGCCCTATGAAAAGGGTTAGAGGCATCCTGTGCGCTCTTAAATACTGATACTAATATTTTACTCATACTTTGAATGTTTTAGTTGAATGACTTAAAAAATATCGGGGAAGGGTCATTCAAACCTTTTAGACAGCCGCCGCTGAAACCCGATTTTATAGAACAAAACTACATCTATTTATTAAAACTAATACCATTGTGCAAATCTTTTTATTAAAAATGTCGGTTATGACACATTGAAATGACACATTGCAATATAAAAAACTCAATGTTTACAAGGGGTATTCCAGATGAGACACATTTTTGACCTTTTCAGAAACTTTTGGAAAAACTTTTGCCTTTATCATTTCTATAATGGATGAACTAGCCAAAAAATGTGACAATGCGTCTAATGTGTCATTCTCCTTTCCGCACTTTTTCATAGTTTCTTTAATTCCTCATCCAATCCTTCCAATACTTTATACATTGAATCTTGCAACTTCTCCCAATCTTTGCTTTTAAATCTGGCATCGCTCAACAAGGTTTCATCAATCTGCTTAATGAAGTAATTAATTTTGGGTTTAGCCTCTTTAATTACTCCTATGATGTGCTTGTTGTCTATTGCATCTCTGCAACTCCAGACTGTCTGCATTGCCTCTGATGCTGCCTTGCTGCACATATAAGCCATTAAAAGGTTTTGGATAATAGTTCTTTCTGATATCATAATAGCGTTTCAATTTGTTTAATCCTATTTACAAATAGCATATCCTTGTAGTCAAGATAATTCTGAATCTTAGTCCTAGCGTTCATTATTGTAGTGTGGTCACGCCCTCCTAATCTTAATCCGATTGATTGCAGGCTGTTGTAGGTATGCTTGCAGGCTAAGTAAGCTATGCAATGCCGCCACCACATTATCTCTCGCTTTCTGTTGTTGGATGTTAGTTCCTTTTCTGTATAGCCGCTTACTTTGGTGACTGCCCAAATAATGCCGTCAAGTGTAATCTTATGTTTGTTAACCCCGTGTACTCGAACGTAGAAGTCTGGTTTTGATATTAGTAGTGTCATTTAATTTTTTTGCCTTCAATATAAGTTCTTGTATTTAGTTCAATTAATTTCTTTGCCATTGCTGCCTCTATGTCTTCTACGTTAAAGCCTGTTAAATGAGCCATTTTAAACATTAGAAAGAAGCAATCTGCTAGTTCATCCGCCTGCTCGTTTCTGCCATCTAAAACTATCGCTTTTCTGAACTCCCAAACTTCTTCATTGCGTAACTTGGATAAAACGTCTAGCCATCTTTCATCGCCAAAAGTTTCATGCGACCATTGGATGTATTCGTTTACTAAATCTTGGTTCATAGTGTTTAGTTAATGGCAGTAAGCAGTTGCCCGCCTACCGCCTTGTTAATTTAGATTTTCCAACATTTGATGCTAGTGAACCACCTGCCGTTATATTCCCTTGATTCAATATTAATCGAACAAGTAATAGTGTGACCTATTTGGTAGTCTTGCAGTCTGCTTATTGCTTTCTCGCTTACCTCAACAGCAATTAACTTTGGATAAGTTTCTTGAGTTTCTACGATAATCGTTTGCTTTTGCCATGCTTTGCCTGACTTGCTCTCTCCTGATTCTAATGGTAGAATCTGTTTAAGTGTTCCCTGAATTTCCATCTGTTTATTTATTTATAGTGTATTAATTAATTTAAGCATCATTTCGTGCGCTATTTCTACTTTAGCTAGTATTTGGTCTATTCGTTCCTGATTGCGTTCTATTTCGATTAAATGATAGCTACGTTTGGAATCTTTAAATCTTGGGTCGTAACTCATGAAGTAGCACGAATCAGAATCGCAGAGGTAAAGGTTCGTTTGTATCTGGTCATAATACTTTGGCAACTCACTCTGAAAGTTCTTAGGATTAACGAATGCCTTGTAATAAAGATGTGTGTCGCTATTAGGGCATTTAATTTCTACTATCTTTTTTTCACTTGTCAAAATCATGTCAGGAGTTCCACCTAACTTGCCATTAGTAAAGAAAACAAAGCCACCTGATGAGGTGTAAATCACATCTTCGCTAGCAGGGTTCAAGTTCAATAACTCGCATAGTCTAAACGCTGCCTCAGGTTCGTTTTCCTTTCCCCAATCCATTTCAGAATTATAGAACTTAGGCTTAGGACTATCAAAATAGGCTGCTACCTTTTCTAGTAGATAGGTAATCGCTCCATCACTCAGCAATCTTCCCTCTGCTTGTGCCTTTTTAGTTGGTTCAGCCATTAGTCTATTAACCTCTGAGGCTGTGAATTGGTCTTTGCGATGGTGTAACCAATCGGTTTCTGTTTCAAATACGAATCTTTTAATTTCCATTTAGTTTCTCCTTATTGTTGCCGAACTTTTCTGCTAGGTCCTTGTCTGGCTGATATTGAATAACATCCTTTCTGTTCAAGTCTGCACCGAATAGTTTACCGATATGGTCGGCTGCATCCTTTACCGCTATTGTCTTAGCTATTGGAAACGCCATTGATAACGCTCCATTGTTGATGTTTTGCAGGTCAGCAGGTGATGTGTCCTTCTTAGTCTGTAATTGTGCTGCACCAATGCCATCAAACTGCATCACTTCGCCATTGGTTGGGTTCTTTACTGTAAGCCTAACTGTTACCCATACGCCATTAAATGCCGTGCCTTGACCTGTTATCTGTATCTGATATGTCTTGAAGATGCGAGTGAGTAAATACTCCACCTTGTCGATAGGAAGGTATTTATATCCTCTAATAAAAGGA